TCAAACGGTTTTGCATAGCGAGTCTTCATTACCTTACAACCAGCACGTATGCCCATAACTTCTGAGATCTTGTTGCCGTCTTCATCTTCTTTTAACTTCATCTTTTTCATTGCAACAACAATACTTGATGCATAGATAAAGCCTGCGCCGCCACTAATTTTATCATCTGGGTCAAACATATCTTGCGATGCGTATGTGTGGTTAGTACATACTAGTCCAACGTTCAATGAGCCAATCATGTTAACTGTGTTACGAACAAGTGAAGTCAATGCCTTAGGCTTACGACCCATATCACCTTTCATATCACCCTTGTTAAACTGATCAACGTCAGTAGGTGTTAGTAACATACCCAACGAGTCAACTACAAACAATACTTTAGGACGATCTGCTTCATCCATTGCACGATAGTCGTTAACAAATGTTGAGATAGTTTTTGCCACATCGTCGATCATACTCATATTGAGTTTGAGCAACTTCTCTGGGCTTGTGTCTACTTGCAATGCCTGCAACCAGCTCTCGTCAAGTGCATTCTCTGTGTCAATTAGTACTACAAAGATGTCTTGATCCTGTGCGTGTTTTACAATGTTGCCAGCGCAGAAATAACTCTTACCTGCTCCTGATTCACCTGCAAACACAGTAACCTTACCTAGTGGAACACCTTTGTGAAAGTCTCCTGAGATAAGATAGTTTAGTGCATATGATCCTGTTGAAATCCAATCAGTGGGATCGTTAAATCCTGTACTCATGCCTGAGATACTTTTAGTCAAGTCCTTACGGAACTTGCTTACGTCGAATGACTTAGCCATGTTTTCTCCTAAAAAGTCAAAGTAGTGTAGGGGATTTCTCCCCTACATGGTGTACCTAATTTTAGGCTTGTCTGGCGCGAATCATTGCAAGTATATCACTTGCATCGCCGCTTGGTGCCGCTGCCGCTGGTGCCGCTTCTGCAACTGGTGCCGCAAAAGATGCTTCAGCTGTTGCTACGTCTGCCGCAAAAGGTGCCGCTACTGCTTCTACTACCGGAGTTGCAACTGGTGCATCTGCAGTTCTCGAAGTTGCTGTGCCGCCTGCACTTGCGATATTCGGATCGCCTGTGCGTGACTGCATACCTGCTGGACGGAAGTATTGTGACCAACGATCTGCATCATATGGTTGATTATCAACCGATGCTTCAAACATTTCTTGCATAATCTTTACTGCAATTGCGTCTGGCTTCTTTGGAAGGAAGTCACCTAAGTTATACAATCCGTGTGCATCAATACCTTGCATTTCTGCATCACCTAATGGACGATCTCGACGTGCCCAATTTGATGTGCTGTAATCTGCATAACCACCTTTACTAGTTTTGTTAAGACGGAAGTCTACACCACCTGTGTAGTCTGTTGGTAACTCTTCCATATCAGGATCCATAAGAGCCTGTTTAATGATTTGAAAGATTTGTGGTCCAATAATAAAGCGTCGGATTGGATTCTCTGGAGTACTATCTTCTTGAAGTGGATTATCTGTTACAAATCCTTGGAATACGTATGAACGCTTTTTCCAATACTTACGACCCATGTCTTCTAGACTTGCGTCTTTAAACCAACCGCGTACTTCTGCTAAAATGTTGCAGTTGTCGCCATACATTTCCATACAAGGTACTTGTACTTGTACAGGCTTGCTGTTAGGCTCGCCCTTAATTCCAGAGAAAGGTAACTTAATCATAAGTCTCTCTGTCCAGAAAAATGTGTTGGATTCGTCTCGATCTGGAAGGAATCGGATAGTTGCGCTTTGACCTTCTGCAATATTCCAAAAAGGATAAATTGCATTGTCTCCGCCAGTGCGTTGTCCGCCTCCAGTTTTAACTTCTTGTTCTTTAAGTTTAGCTCGTATTTCTGCTAATGATGCCATAGTTAATGCCTCCTAATAGTGCCTATGTTTGTTCTAGTGCGTAGCTACATTGCTACAGTGCCTTTAATGTTACAGCACAGTTATTATTATATACTCTGTGCGTAACAATGTCAAGTCTTTTTTAAAGAAAAAGAAATAAAACTTATAAGTGAGTTAGCGTAGTCCTGCTAACTTACGAATTCTGTCATGCTCGCCTGTGTCTGGTGCTTCCATTTGCTGTGGTTGTGTTTGCATTTGATATTGTTCTACAGTTGCTTGCAACCGCTCAATAAACTGCTTTGCAGGAGTAATGTACTGTTCTCCATAGTCTTTTTCGATCATAGTAAGTATTGCTGTTTCACCTTTTGGAAATTCGCCTGCATCTCTGTCATAGTAACTAACGATAAACTCACCTAATGGAGTCTTTTGCTCTTTAGGTGCCGGTGCGTCTTCTTTGCCCATTGCTGGATCATCGCCGCATTCTGCTTCATCTTCTTTGGCATTTCTGTCAAAGTCAGTTGTGTATAAGTACTCTATTACAGGGTACAACGTGTTTACAATTTGATTACCAAACTTGCCGTTCTTGCCCGAATCTGCATCACGCTCTAATTTCTTAGCTTCGCCACGTAGTGTCATCATTGCTTCAATAGCTGCCATAGCATTTTTATCTAGGCCTTTAAAGCCTTTTGTTCTTGCTTCAATGAAACTATATACGTCCCATACATCGTTTGCATATGCATTTGCTAAGTTGCCTTGATGATCGTCTTGTCCACGTTCAATCTTTTTACCTTTGCCACGTAATGCACCTAGTACATCAATAGCATCTTTACTTGTGTTAATGTATGCTTCGCTAACTTCTTCTTCATTAACATCAGCAAACTGTCCCATTAGTCCTTCAAAGTGTGCATCAATTTCAGATTCTTCTACTGATTCACCTTTCATTGCGGCAAATTTATCTCTTTGTGCTTTTTTAGCGGCTTCATCTTCAGCATCCATCTTTGCAACACCAGCGTCTCTATGCTTTTGTAGAGCATCGCCTTTTAGTTTGTGTGCTAAGTCTGCTTTGCCATCGCCCTTGCCTGCTAAACTCTTACCACCATTATAAGCGCCTGCTTTAGCCGCTTGGTCTGATGCACTTGATCTAGCTTCTTCAATTTCGTCATCAGATGCTTCACCTAATAACTCTTCAGGCCCTAGTGCTAATGCTTTAGTATGCTCGCTTACTAGCTTATAGATATATGGAAATATATCTGATAGTTCTTCGTTAAACTGTCTAATAGTAAGTTGATCAACCCAGTTACTTGAAACATCTTCCGGAACATCTTCAAGTATAGTTGATTCAAAATTTGCAACTGCTTCTGCGTATACATTTTTACGTTGCAGTGTTTCTACTGTACGTTTTACTGCGTCAATACGATCATTTACTACGTCTGAATATTGTGCAAGACCTTCGGCCATGACACCGTTTCTTGACATATGATTCTTAAATTTCTTTAGCTTATTAAGCTCTTCTGACATACCAACAATGTGTTTGCCAAAGTCATCATACGCATTACCGCCTTCTGCTACGTGTCGTGCCATTGCTCTTGCACCATTCAAATGTTTGAACGGATACTTAAAGCGTTCGCCTTCTACACTTTCAATATGAATAGTCCCAATCTTTTGTGTGCGTCCGCCTGCACGTTCTTGGTTAACACTTTCAGTGTGCTTAATAACTATTCTTGCGCTGTCTACGTTTTGGTAACTTACTTTACCAGTTCCGTATAATTTTGATTCTGTCATGTTGTCGTCTCCGGAATTTGTTGCTAGGTATTTATAATCTCTTTTGTTTAAATTCGACTTTGTGATATCCCTAACGTCAAAGTTTAAAAGTCTTTTCCTAGCAAAACTCCTAAGTTCTTTTAAGAAGCTATACCAATTACTTTTTTGAATACTTTGTTCTTTAGTAAACAGTTCGTTATTATACATAATAACTACCCCGTCTTTTTCGCTTATGCTGACGCTAACATTACTATCTTCATCGTATTTAAAGTCAAAATATCTAGCATCTGTAGGAACATTAGTTACATTTCCTTCTTGGTCACCGATAGTTACTTCACTGAAACGTCCGCGTATCTTATTAAACAGCTCTTCACTTATTTTATCTAAATCTAACATGTAAGTATTTATCAATAACTACTGCTAATAAAGATAGGCATGGGCGGTTCGTAATCTTCAATTTGATCTGCTTGTGTAAACGTATTATAGATCTTAGGATCCCAGTCTTTGAGTACCGCCATCATTCTTATTGCAAGAAGTGTAGCACTAACTAAGTCATCACTTTGGCCACCTTTAGCTTGATAACTACTACCTGTTGCAACAAAGTTTTTAAGCTCTGATATAAAAGGTTTACTGTGTACAGTCATTTTATCATTCTCTAGCATAGTTTTAAGTCTACTACATGCTGTAATTTTAGTACCATGTGTAGTGTTAAATCCTTTACGGAACTTTCTTACATGTCCTTTGCGCATAGGTTCACTTACAAATAGTCCAGGTATATTCTCTTCACCAAAGTCATTAATAACAAGTAAACATGCTTCGCCTATACCATTGTTTTCAACACTCCAATATATACCGTTAGTGTTGCCAGTTTCTGATTGCAAGTATGTGCAGATATCTGCAAGCACTCTTATTTGTCCAGGAATAGCTGTTGTGTTATGTTGCCACTCAGCTACTTGTATGTAACTAGGTAATTCAAATACTTGTATAGCGGCGTTGTCGCCACCAGTACCCATACTAGGATCAAGGGCAACAGCGTATGTATACTCCGGTGTTGGCTTTTTATACCAACGGGTTTGTCCCATATTAATTAGTGGGGTAGTGCCTTCCATAGTTGCAAGTTTAATACTGTTAACAAGTGTTTCATCATACACAAGGAATTCACAGTCATATTCACGGCGGAATCTTTCCTCGCCAATGCGTCCTAGTTCTTCTTGTTTCCATTTAGCATCTCTATCTGGATGCTCTTCCCAATAACTACGGAAGCTATGAAACCCATTTTGGCCTAGTTCTTGTTCATTGCCATGCTCGTCAAACTTATCTTCAGCACCTTTCCAAATTGTAGCAAAAGTATCTTCATCACTATTTGGTGTGCTTGTAAGAATTGCTCGTCCACCAGTAGCTAGTGTAGGAGATATAGAAGTCCAAAAGTCAATAGCAACATTAGGTTGTACAAATGCAAACTCATCACAGTATAGTAATGATATAGACATACCACGTCCTGTGTTGCCTGTTGTCGTAGCACTAACAATACGTGATCCGTTTTCAAATTCAATACTACCTTTGTTGTAGTTTGTAACACCAGCACGTATATGGTCTGGGCACATTTCATAGAGATAGCGTATGCGTTGCATAATCTCTTGTGCGCCTGTATACTTGTGTGCGGCAATTAGAATAGTTTGATCAGGTACAAACATTGCGTACCACGCTAAGTAGATTGCCGCACATGTTGTTTTGCCTGTTTGTCTAGGCAACATGTTAATATTAAATCGATAGTTGTGATAGCTTGCAAGTAGACGTTCTTGATATTCAAATGGATCAAAAATAAGTTTACCTCTTACAGGATGTTGAATAGTTGCAAACTTTCTAGCAAAGTACATGTATCCTTCATCTGGCTCCATACACTTCATTAAGTCTGCAATTTGTTCTTCAGTAAACGTTTCTTGTCTATTTGCTTTCTTAATTAAGACGCCGTCTAGTGCTGTTGCCATTAGTGTTCAACCTCCCACATTCTACCGTGCTTCATAAACTCACCTATAATATTAACACTACGTCTGCGCTCAATAGGATCAATTCGCGGAGTAACACTATGTACACTGTGGGCAACATTTAAAAACATACCAAAACTATTTGCTTTATACGGAATTTCAACATGCGGAATATGTATATCATCTTCTACAACTCGTGTTTGTAAGGGTTTAAAACTTTTTACTTCTTTAATAGTTTGATGTATTGTAAAGTTTCCACCTGCTGATTTGTCAATATCTTTTTTCATATACAACAACCCTGCGTATATTTCTTTTGGATTATCTAAGTGCGGAGTTCTTGATGTACTTGTTTGGTCAACTGGTTCGTGTACTACAAGTTGACAGTCGGTAACATGTTTACCTTTTGACAGTTTGCGCACCCCTACAGTATCTGTAATTAAGTTTTCGTAAAACTCTTCGCCATAATATTGTAATATGCCCTTTTCAAATAACTTAGCACAATCTCTAAAGTATTCTGGACTAGTATGAAATTCAAAAAAGTCTTCCCATATAGCTGGCATAACTGCATCTACATGTGCCTGTCGGCTTTTATATCTATAACAAATGCCTTCATCACCTGCGTCAGTACTGCATACTAAGTCTTCAGGAAATGATTTTTCTAATTCGTTGTATACATTTTGTGGCAATGCATTGTCAACAGCCACATAAGGATACGGAAACGATTCTACTGTTTTACAGTTTTGTATTACACTCAATTTGTTCATACAAGTATTTACTCAAAAGAATAGGACCCGGAGGTCCTATTGAGTTTGTATCTTGTTAATGTTATCTAAAAGATATATTTCTAATTGCTTCTAAAGTAGCTTCGTGCTCTAACGTAGCTTCATCTTTTTGGTCAAGCGTTGATTCATCGTTTTCGCTATTAATAATAGATAAAATTGTATGCTCGGAAGGTCCACGTCCATTACTCCAATCATCTACAACCTCATCTGCTATTTTTTGAATTTCGTTGTCTGCTATTGGAAATGTTATGTTTCGATCAGTGATTGCACTAACTACTTCATCATACCAAGACTCGATCGCGGCTTGATTATGTTCGTCTGTGTCTTCATTAGCTTCGTCATGAACGTCGTCCCACATATCAGCCATTTCAGGATGTTTTTTTACAAATTCGTCTTTTCCCATTTCCTGTGCATCTTGATGTATATCTGACATTGCACCTTCGTTTTCCATCTCTTGTGGAGCAGATACACCTGAAAGTTCTGCTAGCCTTGCAAGTTCAGCATTAGCTTCTTTGCTTTTGCCTGTAATACTATAAGAAGTATCAGCTTCGTCAGTATCTTCTTCGTCATCATCATCACGCTGTGCAATCGCTTGGCTCATTGGCTCTTCTTTATTGCCATCATTGTCTAAGTCTGGAAAGTCTGGCTTTGGTGCATCTTTACCTGTCTTTTCAGCAAGTGCGGCATATAACTCATCTTTAATAGATTCAATTTGTGCATCTAAATCATCTTCAGTTGCTTCGTAGCTTGATTCGGATTTTGGCATCCACCAGTCGCCGCCTTCATCATCACAATCGTGACTGCAATCTGATGTGGGCTTGTGCATTTCATCACCACAGTCTTTACATACCATTGTTTCATCCATGCCGCCTTCAACTGCTATTGGATTGTCGCCATCAGCTGCCGGTGCATATTGACCTTTCTCACGGTTGATGCCGCCAGCTAAGTCACGTGTCATTGTTTGTGTATCAAAATACTGTTCATCTGGCTCAGTTGTTGAAGCACTAAATCCGCCGCTCATGTCTTCATCAGCTTCGTCATCCTTTGGATTCATTTGTGGCATATCATCCATTGGACTATCTGTTGGTCCGTCCATTGGCATCTTCATAATGCTAAGTGCTTTGTCCATTGGCATATGATCTGAGTGTGGCATATCCGTTGGGCTAACTACTTTAGCATCTGGAGTATTACCTGTTCTCATAATGTTTACAAGTTGTGCAACTTCGTCTGCATTATCGCCTGTCATTGAAATATTCATCGAAGCAGTTTCACCCAACGGGTTCGTTGTTTCGTTAATTGTCTTAATGTCTTTATCTAACTCTGCTAATTTAGCTAATAAGTCTTTCATGTTATACGCCTCCTACTGGGCTTTTAGTGTTTTCAGTATCACCTATATCGGCACTTTCACCCTTAGGTGTTCCTGCTGTAGGATCAATTATACGCTCACTTCGAGCTGTTTCTAGTTCTTTAAGAAGGTCCATAACTCTGCTGTCTCCAACTTTGTCTTGGGCGCTTTCGCCTCCCATGTCTTCGGTTTCTAGTTTAGTTTCATAAGGTTCTTTTGTCTTAGAGTCTGATTGGTAATCTTCTCTAGGATCATTCATGTTTCTTACTATAAAATACGCCTGATTGCATCCACAACTATCAGCAATATATTCTTGCAACACTTGTGATGTAGTAGGGTAGTTCATTTCTGCTTCCCAGTAAGTAACTTCCATATTTTGTAATTGTGGGAAATCTAACGGACGTTCCTGTATTGGTGTAGCTTTACCAGCACTCATGCTAATAAGTTCAAACTTTTGTAAACATGTTTCCATGTCATCTTCGATTCCTTCTGGCAATGCACCTGCATAACCTATCTTGAACGAATAAGTCTTTTTAGACTCTAATAAAATTTCTGTAAACGATCTCATGATTAATTCCTTATAAACTATTTATCCTCTGACATACCTTTTAGCTTCTCAATTAAGCTATTTCTGTCAGTGACGACATAACCTGCACCGTTAACTATACCAGCTTGTGACTCCGGATTACCGTCTTTGTCTTGTTTTTCTTTTTTAAGTTGTAACTCGACTATTTTTAATTTGTTATTAAGTTTAGCTACTTTAGCATCTAAACTAGTTTTAAGCATGCCGCCTGCTACTTCAAATACTCTACCACTATAACGTGCTTCAACATTCATACCCAAATCCATTAATTCGTCATATGCTGTCATTGCTTTGTCTGCAATTTCGTTAAGCTCAATATCTGCCTTTTCGCCTAAACCTTTTACACTAGGCAATGCAGAAGATATTTTATCAAACTCGGCAATGTCGCGCTTAGTTTCTTTTTGATCAACTAGTGCAGTTTCGGCCTTTGTAGCTTTGCTTGCATTAATTATATCTTGCGAGTCAGGTAAGTTTAATAGTTCTTCAAGTTTTTTTGTCATTTTGTGTTTCCATTAACTGCTACTATTATTTAGCAGAGTTAGGATCATTCAACCATTGTTCTTTGGTCATGTGTATATACCAAGCTCTGTACGGCTTTCCTAACCCTTCACCGCCTGGATTATACAAATAAGGAACTAACCAATCAGGGTAACCTTTACCTGAGCCTGCATTATTTGTTTTGATAAAGACTTTATCTACATACTGAAATACATCATTTAAGAAAAATATATAATCAAATTTTTCACCTGGCTCTAAAAACTCTTTATCAAACTCTGTTCTACTAGCAATAAACAAATCATACTTGCCCGGAAAGTCCATAGGTTTGCCGTTGTAAATGTACAAG